ATATTAATTATTTTAAAAATCAATATAAATATATTATCTTATTAAGTTATTATGGCATCGTTCGAAGTAATTCAAACAACGTTGACAGAGGAAGGAAATATTCATACAACAAGCATAAAAAATAATACTACCAACACCATCAATACTGTAAATACAAATAATAAAAATATGAGTACTGTAAAAGCAACCCATTCTGAAAATAATACAAATATATTCAAAAAGGGGGCAGGTTCCACCTCTGATTCAAAAGAAAAAGACGTTGTTGTCGTTTCAACCAATTCAATCCTGCACGACTTGTCGGATGGGTGGATTCTTTGGGCGCATTTACCTCACGACACCGACTGGAGCTTGAAAAGTTATATGAAGATTTATGAATTTAATACCGTAGAACAGGCGATTACAATCACGGAAACGCTGCCGCCCGTTTTGGTTACCAATTGTATGCTGTTTTTAATGCGAAAGGGTATCAATCCGATATGGGAAGATGAGCGAAACAGAAACGGCGGTTGTTTTTCATACAAGATTCCAAATAAGGACGTGCCTGACGCGTGGAAACAGCTATCATATTCGCTGGTTGGAGAGACCATGTCCGATAATAAAAAGTTATTGCCGCACATCAACGGAATCACAATCTCTCCAAAAAAGAATTTTTGTATTATCAAGGTGTGGCTCGCAAATTGCTCGTTTCAAGACGCGGCAGTTATTCGCGAAGTCCACGGAATCACTTCACACGGTTGTTTGTTTAAACGACATGTGCCGGAATATTAATATTTTAATATCAAGTTATGGTTGGGTTAACATAACATTCAATTTATATTTATTACAAAAATATAAATTGAAAATTTTTGAATTACGTTTTAAATATTCAGTGTTTCAGCAACAGCAGTAATAAATCGATTCAAATATGGAATTTATGACGGACAATAAAACCAAGTCCAAGTCCAAATCGGGAGTAGGTAAGTCGGGAAGAAAGAAAATGAACAAAAAGGATGCATCCAAGTGGTTTCAGACATTAACGCGTCTTGAGCGTTCATTATTGAAACAAGAAAAAAACTCGTCGTCGTCGTCGTCTTCATCATACGAGGAGAAAAAAAACAAAAAAGAAATGCATGAGCGCGAGCGCGAGCTGCTACTCAAGCGACGTTCCGAACATGAAGCACGCATGAAAGCCCAGTTGCAATCCAAGGCGGAAATCACAAAACAAATACAAAAGTGTAAAGACATGCGCAGTCAACTGATTCCACATCAGATGAGGTTGGCACAGATGCAACTGCATCAATCTCACGCTTATCATGATTACACCCAGTCCGCCCATTTCATGTTCAAAGTTGGCATCTTGGAATGCAGTATTTCAACTGAATTGCGGTTGATACAAAATGAAGAAAAAGTCCTTTTCGACATGCAACACAAACACCACTGCATCAAAAAATCAATCAAAGATATTATCGAAAAAACAACCACGCATTCCAACCCTTACACAAAAGTTCAAGCAAAAAATTATCTGGACGACGTACTAGGGGTTTGAAAGCGCACTTGTTGTTGTGGCGGTTGTTGCGGCACTATTGGCGTTGTGGATTACTGTAATGAAATGGTAGTCGCCAATTTGTTTTTTTTCTCGAATGTATCTGCTCATTTTTGCAGCACATACATTCTCCGAAATCGCCGCGTCTGCAATACTGTCCCACGTTCCAATAAGCTCGTTGGTTTTGATTTCGCGTTTTTCTACAACTTTTCCAGTTGTATTTTTATTCGATTTTTGGACTTGTTCTGTTTGTTTGATATAATCTTCCATAAGCGATAGTCCGTAATATCCTTCATTGACTCCATGTTCTGTCCACACGGTTGCTTTAAGCGCATAAGGACACGCATTCAAATATCCTTTGAGTTCCTTCAATTCGACTTCATCAGGCGCGCATTCGCGATGGACGGACTGTTTCCATTTTTTATATTCTCTCAACAATACAGAATTCAAAATTTTACCAGTATCTGAAAACTTGCACATTTGGAATAGAAATGTTTCGACCGGCGGCGCATCGGAAGATGAGAATTTCTTTTTATATTCTGCTTCTCTCAATTTGATGCCAACATAACAATGCGCGTTTTGTTTATTAATCGGCATGCGCTTTGGTTGAAATCGTGTGTCCATATAACTTTTGAATGCGTGGAATATTTCTTTTTTCGGCTTTGATTGTCTCCAAAGGCGAAACCGTCCTTCCAGTTGAACCGATGATTCATACACGTCTGAACGAACAATGCATTCGGCGGAAACAAACTCGTTAAACATTGCCGTGAATTCGGCGCTTGTAGCCGCTGCATCATTCATCGCTTCCTCGTTTATTTCGGGTTCCGGGAAAACCGTGTTGTCATTCTCTTCTTTACGGAATGACTCAATCACCGCTTTTTGTTTTTTCACTGTTTCTTGAAGTGTATCGATTTCAATTTTAGCTTTATTATAATTTCCTGTAATCGATTCAACCATCGTTGTCAACATATCGTTTTGGCTTCGCAACATTTGAATCTCATTCTCCATTTTTAGAAAATTCTCCATGCACAATTTTCTCGAATCGATAATGTCTTGAATGTATTTTTTAAATTTATCAATCGTCATATTCACTTCATCATATGCAATGATTTCGGTTTTGCATTTGTCATTCACTTGAATCGTGCGCAAATGTTTTTGAATTTTTGAGTGCTTTTTCATGAGATTCTCAATCTCGGTCTTGTTCTGCACTCGAAACGCAGACACTAATCTGAAATTCATATACTTTTTGCGGTGGTCCAGCACTCGATTCGACAAGTCGTTTGAAATGCCAAATTTTATCAGTTTTTCTCCTTTTTCATTCGTGTTGTCAATTGTTCCAAAATAAACGCACTCTGTATTCTGTGGAAATTGTGCAATAATCACTTGTTCAACCGCACGGATTTTTTCTTTTTCTTTGGCGGTTTCAATTGATAGTAATTGTTTTTGCAAATCTTCACTTTCTTCTATTAAAACTTCATGAAATACCTCCTCCATCTTTATGAAATAATCGTGAATTTCGTCCGCTTTTTTTGTTCCTGCCTTCAAACAGAATTTTTTAAAGGTTTCAACATTCAACATGATTGTTTCCTTGTTGTGACCACCTCGATTGTTTTTTTTTACTTCTACAACTTCAACGCCCATTGTATTTGTCGACTTTGTTTGCTCCACAGAGCTGTGGAGCAAACGTTTATAATCTTTATCGATAATAAAATTTTTTTCCACGACTCTTTTTGCTGCATCTTTTTGACTAAATCCCAGCCATTTCCACACATTATCAAGGTCAATGACAAAGTCGGTCTTTGGATTGTATTTGAAATAACAGTAAAAGCTTGAAATAAATAACTGCTGTTCATAACTTGTAAATTTTGTTTTTATTTTTTCAACCAGTTTTGACTGGCTATTTGCATGCAACATTGTAACAGGGTTGCTTTCTATCAACCCGACAATGTCAATACTCTCTTTCTTCTCGGTTACTTGCATTTTATACGTCTATTCTGTTGTTGTCTTTATATTGTTTTGCTTTTTGTTTTTATTTTTTCAATTTTATTTTTATTTATGTTGCTTTTGCTTTTTAAAATCAAAAGCAATATCAATTACCATTTATTTTTTCGCACATTAATTTTAGGCCCTGAACCCTTTTTGTTAATGTTTTTAGGGTCATATGACTCCTCTTCATCATCAGAATTTAAATCCTTGCTCATCTCCCAGAATTCTTTACTACCGAGTTTAAACGGCCCGTGCTGTTGCGCCTTGTACCAGAAAATTTGGTCCTGTAGCTTATTCGACTTGGCATTATTGTTTATCACCAAACACTCGAAATTTTCAGTGCACTGATCCATCACCTGACAGAACGACTCAAATGTCGGAAACATACCCGCATAATTTTCATAGATTCGTTTTCGATTACCTATGTACGGCTCTCGCAGGATAAACACGTAATCAATGTTGGTTCTCAAATTGGGCGGAATACCTAAAGGATATTGCATTGTGATGACCAGCATAATCTTCCAATGACGGCCGTTCATGAAGAGGAGGCGC